ACGTAGTCACCTGAAAAGTTTTTACTGCTGCCTACCTACACCTCCTCCGGTTTCAAGTTTCAGGGTGACTACATGACTACATCGAGCGAATCTGCCCTCTGACCAGGGTCTTCGTGTAGTCACCCCTGTAGTCGCCTGAGGGTGACTACAGACAGCGGGTCGCCCGACTAGGTAGGGTGTCTGCCATCTTCACGGTCTTGTTCCGGCGTACCCCTTTCCTCCCTCGGAGACCTTCACGATGACCAACTCTGACCGAGCCATGTACTACCAGGCGCTCAAGGCGTCCGGTGTCACGTTCGAGCGGCACTATCGCGACTACACCACCGAGGAGCTGCAGACCGCGTACGAACGGCTGAAGGCCGGACAGGAGCGCAAGACCGCGGTGCATGACGAAAGCCCTCCTCCTGTCCCAGACGTCGCACCGGAGCCCGTTGTCCAGTACGAGCCGCCACCGCTACCACTCGGTGACGACCCGCCACCCGACGAGCCGCCACCGGCGTCGTTCTTCGGGATACCGGAGCCACAGCCGACCGAGCCGGTGGCTCCACTCTCCCCCATGAACCCGACAGAAATGGCCGGAGAGCGGCTGAACACCAACCCGGAGTTCGAGCCGATCCGCACCGACGACGCCGGCCGGGTCTGGTTCCAGGAGGAGATCCGCAAGCCTGCGTACCCCAAGCCCCGCGGCCGCCGCGTGCTCACCTACATGGACCCCGGCGTGAAGACCGAGACGGTCCGAAGCGGTGAGTACGTCGAGACGTTCGAGGTAGCCGGCACCGGCACGCCACGCGCGGCCGAGGTGAAGGTGACGCTGCCGTCATACCAGGTCGGGATCTACATCGACCCCCGCTTCCCGTTCAAGATCCACGTCTACAACGAGCTGCAGGGCTTCGACCTGCTCGACGTCCAGGACTACTACGGCGGAGCCGAGCTGGTCCCGGCCGAGGCCAAGCGGGTCTACGTGGAGAACGTGCTCTGCTACGACATCCGCACCACGGTCCGTGCCATCGAGGCCGAGTACCGCCAACTCCAGCTGACAGGGAAGATCGTCGAATGAGCGAAGACGCAGACGTCGAACTGAGCGACCGGGACATCCTCGACATCGTCGCGCTGCAGTCCGAGCCGGACGGCAGCGAGCCGCCGGCGTTCCACCCGATCCTGCAGGTCTGGCGTGAGGTGCTGAAGCCAGCCACGGACGAGCTGGGCAAGCCGGTCACACCACAGTGGGCCAGCCGGATCTGCGCCTCCTACCAGCAGATGCGCTTCGACATGATGAACGAGTTCCGCGACGTCTACTTCGGCAAGCTCGCGGCGCTGTGCGTCGTGCTCGAGGACGAGATCGCCGGTGACGCCGACTGCCTGTCCTACACCGAGCCCGCCGAGGACGCCAAGGAGAACAGCCACCACTACAAGAACCTGCTGCTGCAGTGGCAGCTGATGTTCCTGCAGTGGGAGCTCGACTGGGATCCCACCACGCCGTACGCCGCACTCGAGCTCGCCGCCATCTCAGAGGCGCACAACATGTTCTTCGGGTCCACCGGCATCACCGCCTTCCTGGACAACATCGGCTTCGAGTACACCGAAGACGACCAGCGGGTGATGCAGGAGACACTCGAGGAGTTCCGAGGGGAGCGATCGTGAGTGAGCAGTCCACCGAGGTCGAAGCCGTCGAGCTTCCTGTTTATGGCGACGCTGCGTTTGCGACGCTCATGGACGCACTGGCGCCAGAGCAGGACAGCGCGCAGGTTCCGCCGGGCACAGGACAAGCTGCGCCGGCTAACGGAGCTGCAGGAGTACCAGCTGGTGGAGTGCCAGCGGCTGGAACGCCTGCTCTACCGACCGCAGGTGATGGTCCTGCCACGCCCGCGGCCGGTGGAGGAGATCCCGTTCGAGGAGCTGATGGCAGTGGCCAACCAGCAGCCGGAGCCGGGACCGATGCTGGGACCGGAGCCACCACCGGAACCGGAGACGGAGCCGCTGGAGCCCGCCCAGCTGATTGGACTGCCACCGCTGCCGAGACGATCCCCAAGCTCGCTGAGCTGACCACGATCCTGGAGACCAAGACCGCCCAGGCCTACCAGACCCAGGCGCTCGAGGAGGTCCAGGGCGAGCACGGCCAGTACTTCGAGGCGCTGCAGCGCCACCCTCGCACCATGGTCGGGATGGAGGTCCCGTCCCTGGAGGGCGAGGGCATGGAGGTGCTGCGCGACACCGACGACGCCAAGGAGTGGCAGGACGCGGTCAAGTCGATCCTGGTCGAGGAGGTCCAGGACCGGGCCACCAAGGCGATGGACGAGAACGCCGGCTTCCTGGACACGCTGACCGCGAGCATCGAGCTCTTCACCAAGAACACCGACCTGATCCCCGGCACCGTCGAGTTCGACGTGGACCTGGCGAACAGGTTCACCGCGATGGCCACACCGTACGAGCTGCGCGTCGACGGCAAGCTGCAGGGATACAGCATCCCCGTGCAGCCGATCGTCGACCAGCTCCGCACCCAGCTGGCCGGAGAACGTGCGGCAGCAGGCACCAACCCCCCCGGGCAGGCTGCCGCCACCCCACCTCCGGCTAAGGCTGCAGCGGGCGGCGGTACTCCCCCGGCCACGCCCGCTGCAGCACCACCTCAGGCGGGCATCGAGTCCAAGGCGGGCAGCGGTGCCGAGGTCGAGGACTTCTCCGCGCTGTTCGGCACGATCGGACTCCCGAACCTGCGGATCTGAGATGGCCAAGTTCCCGGTGCACTACAGACCCAGGCCGTACCAGGCCGAGCTGCACCGGATGTGGGACAAGTACCGCATCGGCTGTGCCATCCTGCCTCGGCAGTCCGGCAAGGACCTGTCGATGAGCATGCAGACCTGCAAGCGACTGCTGATGACTCCCAAGACCACGGCTGCCTACATCAGCCTGGACAACCCGATGGTCCGCGACATCCTCTACGACAAGACGTACTACGACCCGGGCGCCGGCCAGTACATCCAGGCCCTGCAGGACAACGTGCCCGCGGACCTGGTGGCCTGGAAGGACACCTGGATGGAGGGCCGGTTCACCAACAAGAGCCGGCTCAAGCTCCAGGGATACTTCCAGTCCGGCAAGGACAAGAACGGTGTCGGCACGTCCTTCCAGTACTACGCCTTCACCGAGCTCAGCCTGTTCACCCGCGAGGACCCGCTGCCCCGGCTGCTGCCCATCCTGTCCAACGAGCAGGAGGAGAAGCGGCTGAGCGTCGTCGCGACGCCGCGCGGCAAACGGCGCAACCCGCTGTGGCAGCTGATGCAGTCCTTCGCGGGCAGCCCCGACTACCAGTGCATCATCCGCACGATCGACGATCTCAACGAGATGATGCGGCGGGAGAACCTGCCGCTGGTCCGGAGCGAGGCCCAGCTCGAGCAGGACCGCGACACGTACCGCCGCCGCTTCGGCAACGACCGCATGTTCGAGCAGGAGTACTACTGCTCGTTCGAGGAGATGGACGCCGCCGCCGTGTACGGCGAGGCCTACATGAAGATGGAGATCGAGCAGCGGATCTACGACTTCAACCTCAACGACGCCCACCCTGTCTTCGTGGCCTTCGACATCGGGGCGTCGGGCATGCACTCCGACGCCACAGCCTGGATCGCCTTCCAGTGGATCAACGGGCGGATGTGGCTCTACGACTGCGGCGAGGGCCACGGCAAGGCGCTACCGGAGTACGTCGACGTGCTCCGCGAGAAGCACTACTTCTCCCGGATCTCCCAGATCATCCTGCCCTGGGACGGCGAGCACCACGAGAAGGCGGTGAACACCACGCCGGCGGACATGATGCGCGCCAAGTTCCCGAACGTCTCGGTGCTCGCCAAGTCCGGCAAGGTGTGGCGTATCCCCGGCTCACGCTCCGGTGACTACGACATCGTCACCGACATCCAGCAGGCCCGGATGCAGATGTACAACACGGTGGTCCACAAGACCAACTGCGACTGGCTGACCGAGTGCTTCGAGAACTACAAGTACGAGTTCAACCACAAGCTGCAGGAGTGGACGGCGAAGCCGCTGCACGACAAGCACAGCCACATGATGGACGCCTGGCGCTACACCGTGCAGGCCACCAAGGAGCTCGACTTCTTCGGCGGAAATTTTTTCGACCAGCCGGGAGCCAACACCGGCTCCGTCTCCTACACCGACGACTGGTCAGGAGTGTGGGCCAAGCGATGAAGAACGTCACCGTCCGACAGGCGCTGCAGTTCGTGGCCGACTACCCCGAGCCACTGACCGACGAGGTCATCCAGATGCCGACCTACGAGCTGGTCGCGCGCACCCTGTTCGACATCGCCAACCGCCCGGATGCGTCGGTCAGCGGGTCCATGGCCAAGGCCAACAAGGCGCGCCGGATCATCCTAGACCGGCTCGTCGGCCGGCGCAGGGCAGGCAGCCACCCGGCCACCCGCACCACCACCAACATCGACTTCGTCGACCTGACGGGACGTGACCTCAGTGTCGAGTGAGATGGTCGCCGTCCCGCAGCGCCGCTTCCGCGGCCAGGTCCCCGACGCGCACCGGGCCAGCCTGGACACCAGGATCGTGTGGCTCTGGCACCAACGCTTCGGCACCGTGCAGATGGTGTGGAAGGACAGCAAGGACGTCCTCGACCACACCGCCGCCACGCTGATCCTGCAGGCCATCATGGGCAAGGACCTCGACTCCATCTCCCAGCTGCTGCAGCGCCTGGAGGGCGGGCCCAGCGTGGACCAGATCCTGCTCGAGGGCGAGAACATCCGGATCTAGTCCTCGGTCTCGGGCATCACC